TGAGGTCGATGCGGACGCCGTCGCGCTCCAGCACCACGAGCTTCGGAGGCTCGGCGGCGCCCGCCGGCGGCGAGACCGCGGGCGCGGTGTGATACCGCGCGCCGCGGACCCGAATGGTCTGATCCCGGTGTCGCGCCATCACGCGCGCGATGCCGGCGAACTGCGTCTGCTTCCGGAAACTCATCGTCCGCCCCTCCCCTGTTCCGGCATCCGCCGGCTGAACCCCACGCGCCCCTGCGCGCCGGGCCACTACGCTGCCGCCTTCTTCCCTCGCAGCCACACCCACGGGTCGCGCGGCGGACGGGCCGCTGCCGCCGCCAGGATCTCCCCGAGCCGCACCCGATGCGCCTCAGTCAACTCCATCGTCGCCAGCGCCTCGATCATCTTCTCGAGGTGCTCCGCCGTGTAGACGCCGGGCGGGACTGTTACGGCCTTCTCGAGGTCCTCGAGGTCGACGACCCCCGCGAGCTCGCCCTCCTCGCCCTCGCTCGCCGCGACGCGGAAGTGCGTCCCCTCCACCATCCCGGAGAAGACGTAGCTCCACTCCATGACGCGCTCGACGCCGTCGAGCTCGGCGAGGCACCGCTTCCCGCCGACCTTTTGGCCGGCCTGCTCGTAGTGTTTGCACATGCCCCAGTTGCCGCCGCAGATCGAGCACTCACACACGGAGCAGAGCATCGCGATGGAGGCCTCGGTTATCAGCCCGCCGAGCACCTCGCGCACCACCTCGCCGGTGGTCCCGCCGTTCAGCGTGTACCAGGAGACGACGACCCAGGAGGCGCCGTCCTCGCGCACGACCTCCGCGTCGATGGAGCGCCCGAGGGCGCGCGTAGCGTCGCGCGTGAAGACGTCGTGGTTCATCGCGACCTTCACGCCCGGCATGAGCTTGGCGATCTGTGTCAGCGCCGCGCTCCGGATCACACGCCGCCCGTCTTTGAAGGGTTGGTCGTTCACCAGGTAGGTGCGGAGCACCGTCACGTCATCCGCGTTCAGCGGCATGAGCACCCCGGGCAGGCGATTGATCGTGGAGAGCTGTGCCGGCGTCGGGGGCTTCGGCGTCTCCGCCAATCGCACCGGGACATGCTCACGGACTCGGAGGATCCTCACGCCGCCCCTCCCTTCACCACCCGAAGCCGTGCCCACTCCCACTCGTTGCCGCAGCGCGGGCAGGCCGCCCGCGGTTGCTTCCTCAGCTGCTCGAAGCTCATCAGGCAGTTAGGGCAGCAGGTCGACACGCTCGCCGGCGGGCCGAGATGACAGCGGCGCATCGGGTCGGTACGCACCGCCGCCGCTCTCATTGGTAGATGACCTTGACGCGGCCCCACGTGCTCATCGACATCGGGGTGCGGGACTGCGGTCCCGGGGGCATCTCTTCGCAAGGATTCGTCTGGCACGTCTGCGTTGCGTTGCCCGAGTTCTTGTAGGCGAGCATCAGGCCGGCGTCGGCGTTGTTGATCGTTCCGCTACCGTTTAAGTCAGAGCGAGCCCGGTATGAGCCGTACTGGTCGCTTTGAAACGCGCTCAGGTCTGCCGGGTTGATGCCCCCACTCCAGTTCTCGTCGGGGGCCGCTACGGTCTCCGCGCCGCGATCGACCGGCGTTCCGCTGACGGTTTCGGGCCACAGCACCCGGGCGCACGGGCTGGTGTGCCCGGCCGAGTTGCTGCCGTTGTTGGTAGCTCCACCCGCGATCCTGAAAACGGCGTTGCCGTCGGCCGACGTCAGCACGGTTACGGTGCGGTTTTCGCAGTGCCAGCCCACCGCCGGCGCTGGGTAGACGGTTGGGCTGTGGTGCGGCTGGGCGGTGCAAAGCTCGATGTCCGAGCAATCGGAGAAATCCAGCGTCACCGGCCAGTTGACGACCGGAGAGGCGAAGTAACGCAAGGCGACGTAGACTGTGACGTACGGATCGACTACGCCGTCCTTTTGCGCTCCGACGGTGACGACGTTGGCCGCCCCCTGGGGACCGTCAGTCCAGACCAGTAGCGGGGCCCACTGCGCCAACGTCACGCCTGGGTACAGCAGCGCCCCCAGCACCATCCCCCACACCCTCATCCCACCCTCCCCACGAAGTAGGCGCCGAGCCGACTCGGCAGCTTGTGTCCGTTCCCGTTCTTCCCCGTGCGCGCGAGCGTGATTGCCTGCACCCGCTCGCGCAGGGCCGCCGCCTCGTTCTCGTCGGGCACGAGCGTGCAAACACAATTGCAAATCTCGGAGGGAGGAGCAGAGGGGTCGCCGGGGTACAGCAGCGCGATCCCGCCCACGTCGAACGGGTCGCCCAGCGTCCGGACCTGGCCGTCGAGCCCGCGGCCGCCGTCGCTCGCGGCATAGCGCCCCTCGGGGTCCTCGCTGTGCCGTCCGCCGGTGCCCGACCTCGAGGTGAGCCACATCGACCGCTCGACCACGCCCGAGTCCCGCCAGGCCTGGAGCGCGCCGAAGTTGTAGGCCGCGAGCGTCTCGGTGCGCGCGATGGTCAGCGCGTTCCCGCGCCGCCCCTCGAACACCTCGTCGACCGCGGCGCGCAGCTCGGCGAGTGCGCCGCCCTCGGCCAACACGTCGGCGAGCTTCTCCCGCAGCCGGGTCTTCGTGGTCTCGTCGGGGACGCGGATCGAGCGGTCGACCATCTCGAGCACGAAGGCCTGCCACCGCCCCTGCGTCACGTCAATTTCGACCTCGAGCGAGGTGCCCGCGGCCGCGGCGATGTCGCGCAGCGCGTCAAGCCCCCGCTGCTTGATCAGCTCCTCGAACATCCGCTGCGCCTTCACCTCGTCGTCTTCGGTCGCCTCGAGCAGGCTGCCCCAGTCGATCGCGAGGCGGACGCGCTCGGCGAGCGGCTGCGGATACAACTCGGCGAGCCGCTCCAGCGCCTTCTTCCACTGCGCATCGAAGCGCGCGCGGTGCAACCGCAGAAAGGCGTCACGGAACTTCGACAGCCGGAACTGCTCGCGGCGCCGCAGCTCGAGCCGCGGATCCTCGGCGAGTTTCTCCTTCGCCTTGCCCGGCTTGCCCGCCTCCGGCTCCTCCCCGCCCTTCGGCTCGATCGGGAAGCCCTCCTCGTCGAATCCTGGCACCGGCTTGTCGTTGTGCAGGATCTCGTCTTCCGGATCCGGCGAGGGCGGCAGCCCCATCGAGCGCCGCGCCTCGTTGACCGCGAGCACCTGACGCGCGCCGGTGAGCGCTTGGTTGGTCTGCGCCTGGGCGAGCCGCGCGTTCTGGATCGCGAGCACGCTCTCGAGGTCGTGCGCGACGTAGAACTGCGGACCGAATAGGATCGCGAGCTTCTCGTTGATCACGTCGTCGATCAACGACGTGTAGCCGGGGATGGTGCGCGTCCAATAGTTCGTCAGGTCGACCTTGGCGCCGGCGTCGGAGAGTCCTCCGCCTTCCTTGGTGCCGACCTGTACCGGCGGCATCCCGAGCGCACGGATGATCTGCGCCTCGATCATCACAATCTGCTTGTCGAGCTCCATCTCGGAGAGCGTCATGCCGACCTTGATGAACTCGAGCCCGTTGACCAGCACCGGCTGGAAGGCCTTGTCGACGCCGTAGTACTGCTTCACCATTTCCTGAGCCCACAGCTTCGGGTCCTTCACCTTGGTCTGAACGCCAGCGACTTCCTTCGTCGACCACACGCCCGACAGCACGCCGCCCTTGCGAAAGAACTCACGCACCCACATCAGCGCGTAGTACTGCGACTCGTAGGCCAGCCGCACCGCCTCGAGCCGCGACATGCCGACGGGTTCGTCGCGCGGGTTGAAGCGCCGGAAGTGCAACACCGACTCGGCGGTCAGCGGCGTGAAGAGCCCGCGCCCGCCGCGGTCGAACTCAAAGCCCGCGACGGTGCGGCCCACCATCCCCTTCGGCCCCGGCACCGGGCGCACGAGCTGGCCGGGGAGGTTCATCAGGGAGACCGGCGGCTTCTCCGGCGAGAGCCGCAGCATGTGCCAGTAGCCGTTGCCGTTCAATGCCAGCGACCCGACCACCGCGCCGCGGAGCTGGCGCCCGGTGTCGAGGTCGTTCGCGCGCGTCAGCAGGTCGGCGAGGTTGCCCCCGACCTCGACCGGGCGTCCCGTCGGCTCGATCTCCGTGCGCGTCGGCCCGCGCCCGCGGTAGACGCGGAGCGGGATCGCCGAGACGTCGTCGATCAGGTCGTTGACGCACGAATTGACGATCGGCACCTTCTCGAAGGCGTCGACGTGGCCGAGCTGCTGGCCGGTGAACTGAAACGCCCAGTGAATGAAATGCTCCGCCCAGTCCGGCACCGCCCGCGACGCCCTCCCCTGCAGCGGCCAGTCGGGCCAGGTCGCAGCGGTCTTGATCCGCTCCAGCGTGCGCTCGAGCGCGGTGCTCATGCCTGGGGCTCCTGCTGCGGAGCCGAGGAGCCCAAGTCGCGCCAACGCAGGAGCGGCGCTGGCGTGACGACGGTTCCGGACACGGCGCCGAGTGCGCCCTCGTCAGGCACCGGCTCCTGCTCGTGGAAGCCGATCACGCGCCGCAGCGGCTTGCCAGACGGATCGAGGACCTTCACGCGCCCTCCTCGAGCGACACCGCGCAGGCCTCGAGCGCGATCGCCGCCGCGCGCCCGTGCTCGTCGCGCTCGCGCACCGCGGCCGCCGTGTCGCGCAGGAGCCGTCCGTGCTTACGCCGCAGCTCGGTCTCGGCGACCCGCACCGCGTCGCGGTGAGTCGAGCGCCCGGCGGCGAAGGCCAGAACCAGCAGCGCGACCCAGGCGACGCCCTGAAGCAGCTCGAGTAGAGTCATGGCCGCTCGTCCTGATCGCCAAGGTCCGGCGGCACGAGGTTGGACGGCGGCGTTTCATCACGACACGCGATCTCGACCAGCATCAGGATCGTGCCGACCACGAAGGCGACGGCGATCCCTCCGAGCACGGCGACCGGCAGGATCTCACGCAGCGCCTGGCCGAGCTCGTTCACGCCGCCCCCCACACGCCGACCTCGATCCGCCCGAAGTGCGACGTCACCACGTAGCGGTCGCGGTCCAGCCCGTGGTTGTCCTTGTCGATCGGCAGGTTGGTGCGGTGGTCGCTGACCTCGGAGACGCCCGACTTCCGCTTCGGGTATTTGTACCGACCGTACTCGCGCAGCACCGAAGTCGGCATCTTCTCGCGCACGAGGTATGGGTCTTCCTCGACCAGCATGTTCCGCCAGTAGACCAGCCGGCGCTCGCGCAGGGTCGCGATCATCCGCGTGATCCCAGCGTCGATGTCCTTCACCGCCGGCTGCGTCTCGATGCCCGCGGCCGCGAGTTCGCGCCGCCACTGCAGGTCGTGATCCGACCACGACTCATCGACCTGTAGCTCAGGCCCAGCGAGGTGCACGGCGTAGGCGCGCGCCTCCCCCTGGTCGTCGAGCCCGAACCGGAGCGCCCGCAGCTCCTCCGCCTCGCGCTCGAGGATCCACTTCGCCCACTCCGACCCTGAGCGTCCGGTGTGATAGCCCTCGCGATAGCAGTGCAGCACCCCGTCGTGCTCGGCGTACCACGCCACGGTGAACGGGTGGTTGATCCCGAAGTCGAAGCCGCGGAGCCGCGGCCAGTCGGGAGGCGGGTAGCCGTTCCACTTCCGCAGCACGTCGGGCCCGAGGCCGAGCGCGATAGACTCCACCCCCGCCGGATCGATGACGTGCTTCCGCGAGTCGAACGCCTTGCCGTAGACGAGCCCGGTCGCCCGCGTCCAGTGTCCGGCGACCAGCCGGTCGTGGACGATCGTGCCCTCGAAGGTCTTCATCCGGCGCCCGTAGTCGGCGGTCAGGTTCTCCTCGTTGTCGCGCTCGCTCGAGAGCAGGACCTCGACGCTCGGGTGCCCCTCGGCGTCACCGACCACCCGCATCCCCTTCTCCTCGAACTCGAACTCGAGGTTGGCCCAGTGCTCGGGGTCGTCGGGGTTGAAGATCAGCACGAGCTGCCGCGGCGCCAATCCGAGACGGAGGAACTCCGTCTCGATCCACGGGTCGGTGAAGTTCAGCCGGGTCTGCGCTAGGTCGTAGTGCTCGCGGTCGACCTGCTCAGCTTGGTCGATGATGATCCGCGCGTACTCGGTCGAGAGCGCGCGCCCGGGGTCGAGCCATCCGAACACCGCGATGCGCGACTGGCGCACGACGCCGTCGTCGCAGCGCACCCGCGGCAGGAAGAGCGTCGACTTCGACTCCTTCCAACCTGCCGACCACAACTCGTCGCCGATCATCCGCCGCAGTGTGACCAGCGTGGATTCGTCCATCGACTTGCGCTCGAGCCGGGTGATGGCGACCGGCGTGCCGGGGATGGAAGCCGCGGCAATCCCGTTCAGGCACGCGCCCCAGGTCTTCCCGCGGCGCACGCGCGAGGACCAGGCGACGGTCGGGGCCTCGGAGAAGACGCAGCGCTCTTGCGCGTAGCAGTTCGGCGCGACGACTCGAGGAGCACCGCGTCGGGCCGTAGCGGACACCGGCTGGACCGACGCGGTGGAGGTCCCCGCCGGTGAGGAATCGTGACCTGTCAGCATCGCTGCGAAGACCACTGCCCAGAACACCTCGCCTCCGTGGCGTTGAAGTGTGTTCGGGCATCGCCAGCCCGCATCGAGGACTGCGGATCAGCTACTTCGCGGCGTGCTCCACGTCGTGGCCGTTGCCGGCGTGGCCGTTGGTCGCCGGTGCTTCGCCTTCACTCGGCCGCTGGAAGCCCGGTCGACCGATCTGGATCGGGCTCAGCGACAAGACCTCGAGCTCCTGCGTGGTGCGCTCACCCCAACCGCAGCGGTTGGCGCAGAATGTCGCGGCGATCTCGAACTGCCGCGGGAAGACCTTACGCCCCGGCAGCGGCACGCCGCGGACCTGCGCGGCGTAGCGCTCGATGTCGTCGAGCAACACCTCGGCGATCAAAGGGAAGCCGCGCATGACCACGGCCGCCTTGATCGTCTGCAGCGAGGCACGCTCCTCAGGGGTGAGGCGTCCGAGCGCCGGCTTCCGGGTCGGCCGCGGCGCCTTGGCCGCCGCGCGCCGTTGCGCCACGGCCTCGCGGGTGATCGGACTACGGCGGCGAGGCCGCTTGTCCGGCCCGCGCTCACCCCGTCGCCGCTTGCGCCCGTGCATCGTGTTAGTACGCGCTCGCGCGCTTCGGGTAGCGGATGTAGCACTCGAGGCCGGTCAAGATCGGCGCCGTTCCTGCCTGGTCCCCGTACACGAGCAGGCGGAACTGTTTCGCGGCGAAAATATTGTGCCCGTCACGCGTGTCGCCGTCGACCTCGAGGAAGCCCCAGTACACGCCGTTGATCGCCGTCGCTGAAGCCACTCCGCCGCCCGTGCTGGTCGCGCAGTTGAACGCTGTCGGCGCCTCGAAGCGCGTCCCGAACGTGACCTTGCCGCCCGCGCCAATCTCCGCGCGGTAGTAGATCGTATCGGCGACCGACACGATGCCCTGCGCGACGAATATTACCGGGATCGCCTTGACTGTGTTCACCACATCGAACGCGTCCCAGGCCCACGTCTCGGTGTTTATGAGTCGCGTCCGGATCGTATCAGCTTCGTCGCCGAGGTGGATCTGCGCAACGCCGCCGGCCGAGTCCCAGAAGACCTGCTGCCACGCCCACTCGATCTCCGTCGCGGCAGCGGGAGTCGTGGTGAACGCTGCGACGGAAAGCGTGAGGGCCACGACGAGGTGCGTCCACCCGGCACGGCCCTGGAACGCGAGAGCGACTCGATTCTGCAGCTTCATCCCCGCACCCTCCCGGCGCTCGAGCGCCGCTGACCACCCCACCCCGAGCCGCGCGCCCCTGCGCGTCGCCCTGAAGCCGAGCGCATCGTCGGGACACACAGCGAGCGCGTCAAGCCCGTTTTTTCCGCTACCACGGTCACCACTCTCCGCCGAGCGCGCGGAGGTCTGCGGCGATGCGCGGGTTGATGCTGGCGAACTGGAGACTGGCGGCGTCGAACCTATCGGCGACCTGACACGGCGAGATCTCGCCGCGTCCTACCTCGCGGAAGACGGCGACGAGGAATGCGGCGTAGGCGCGGCGGGCGTCCTCGCGGCTGTCGTGATTCGTGCTCGCCTCGCGGTAGCGCTTCTGACACCAGGACCAGGCCACCGCGTTGAGATCACGCACGTTGCCGGTGCGGCGTGACCACTCGAAGACCTCGGCCATGACCGTGGCGATGTCGAGGCCTGGGAAGGTCCGTTCGGCCTGCTGCTGGAATCCGTGGCGGAAGGCGGCAATGACGCGCTCGAAGCTCACAGCTCGCCTCGGTCGCGGGCATCCTGGATCAGCGTAAGCTGGCGCTGCCGCTCGGCTTCCATGCCAGCGAGGACGTCGGGGGTGAAGCCTGACGGGTCGGGTT